TCGGTCAGCCTGTGATTATCAACAATCTACCATCTAACCTTTTAGGCGGTACTTTTGAGGGCTTTGTCGAAAACATCGCTCTTAGGGCAACCCCTACTTTTGTGGATCTAACTCTCTACATTACAGCAACGGAATTCTCACTCTCTACCACACAATGGGAAACAATCATACCAACCTCAGTAATTTGGACAGGTGTAACTGCTACACTTGACTGGAACAACGCGACAGGAGTACTAGCATAAATGGCAACAAGTCCGAATTTTAGCTGGCCAGAGCCAGACAATACCGACCTAGTTAAAAATGGAGCCTTAGCAATCCGCACAGCGGTTAATGCTATTGACTCATCTCTGGTTGATCTTAAAGGTGGCACTACTGGTCAAGTGTTGGCTAAGGCAACAAACGCAGACATGGACTTCACATGGGTAACTGATGCAGCTGGAGACATTACAGGTGTTACTGCTGGTACAGGTATCTCAGGCGGCGGCACATCTGGCACAGTCACAGTTACGAATTCTATGGCAACGGCAATCGATGCTAAAGGTGATTTAATTGGTGGTACAGGTGCAGATGCTTTTGCGCGCCTTCCTGTTGGAACAAACGGACAAGTCCTTACAGCTGATTCAGCAGAAACAACAGGATTGAAGTGGGCAACTGCTTCGGGTGGTGGCAAAGTTTTGCAAGTTGTCAATGCAACTTATTCAACTGAAACAAGCATCACAAGCACATCATTTACAGATAGTGGATTAACACTTGCAATTACGCCAACATCAGCAAGTTCTAAAATTTATGTAATGATTAATCAGCCTGTTATTTTTACAAGAAATACAGATCAAGCCGGAGCAGGGTGGCAAATCGTAAGAAATTCAACTAACATTTACACGAGTGATCCCGAGGGACTCTATGTGTATGTCGGCACAGGCGCAAATGCCGCACAAAATGCACAAATTGCTTCTATTCTTTATCTTGATAATCCTGCGACTACTTCATCGACTACTTACAAAATCCAATGGAGAGTGGCAAGCGCTTCCAATTCTGGAACGGTTGTTCTGCAGCGTTCAAGTCAGGTCTCTTCAATAACTCTCATGGAAATCGGTGCTTAAATGGACTACCTAACACGAGCAATTCAATCTCTTAGACCTAATTCAGAATTTTCATTTCAAAATCAAGATTATTCTACTATCAAATGGGACATTCTTGAAGGTACAGCACCAACAGCAAAAGCTATTGAAGATGAAATTGCACGCTTAAAAGCTGCAGATTCAACAATCGAAGCTGATCGTGCAGCTGCAAAAACCGCGCTGCTTACTCGCCTCGGTATTACAGAGGATGAAGCGAAGCTACTACTTGGATGAAGGTAAAACTCTCTAGGGCTGCGATCCAACTAAGAGAGCAGATCGATGACTCATTCCCAGATCGTGACAGGCTATCGGATGGCTGGATTGGTGATACCCGACACGCTGCTCGCAAGTCTGATCATAATCCAGATGAACAGGGCTGGGTTCGGGCTTGGGACTGCGATGCTGATTTATTCAAAGGCGGCAAGCCCGATGTCATGCCCGATCTTGTTGATCAGATTCGAATCTTATGCAAGTCTGGCATTGAGAAACGCATTTCCTACATCATCTTCAACGGCAGAATTGCCTCACCTATCCTCGGATGGCGATGGCGTAAGTACACAGGGGCTAACAAACATGAAAAGCACGCGCATTTCAGCTTTAAGAAAGAAGCTGACAATGATGGCTCTTTTTATCAAATACCTATGTTAGGCGGAGAATAATGAAGATCAAGCACCCTGCATACCTAGCCGCTGGAGCGTTCCTTGCAGCTTGGGCATCATCTAACTTTGAGGCAGATTACCGCGCAATCCTCTGGGCTGTGCTATCTGGCATCTTCGGTTATGCGAGTCCTAAGAAGTGACACAGACAGATTTTTTTCAGCTCTACATCGCTACGCTAGTGACGCTAGGTGGCTTGTCAGGCTTTGTCATTACCCATTTACTAACAGAGATTAAGCGACTGCATTCGCGTGTCGATGAGATCTATAACATACTTCTAGAGCGATAATTTTCTCATGGCAAGAAAAGCAACTAAGGCACTTGAGGAACAAGGCTACTCAAAGCTAGATGCTTATTGCATTGGGCTTTATGAATACTTCTGCTCTCTCAAGCGTGCAGGTTTTGCAGAAGATGTAGCAATGTTCATGATCACAGAGCCTCAAGCCTATCCGCATTGGATTTTGCCAGATCCTATAGAGCCAGAGCGTTATGGCGATTACGAAGATGATGAGGATGACGATTAAGCGAATAGTCGTAGTCTCGGACTTACAAGTCCCTTACCATGACAGGGTTGCAACCCGTAACCTTGCAAGCTTCATCTCTAAGTTTAAGCCAGATCAAGTCGTGACCATAGGCGATGAGATCGACCTTCCACAGATTAGCAAGTGGGAAGAGGGGCGCATGGGCAGTTATGCCCAGACCCTTGACGATGACCGCAACGAGGCTGTGCAGCTTCTTTGGGATTTAGGCGTTACAGACTGCATCCGTAGCAATCACACAGACCGCCTGTATAACATCATCATGGCTAAAGTCCCTGCATTCGGGGCATTACCAGAGTTACGCTTTGAGAAGTTTATGAAGTTCGATGAGCTTGGCATTACCTTTCATAAGAACCCTATGCCTATTGCGCTTAACTGGATTGCAGTACATGGAGACCACACACCCATCAAGCCACAGGGGGGCTTATCAGCCCTAGAAGCGGCTCGTAGGCATGGAAAGAACGTCATCTCAGGACATACTCACAGGGCAGGGCGTTCGGCCTTCTCAGAGGCCTCTGGAGGCCGCATAGGGCGTGTTCTGCATGGTGTTGAGGTAGGCAATCTTATGGACTTTAAGCAAGCTGCATACACTAAGGGCGTTGCTAACTGGCAACAGGCTTTCGCCATTATCTATGTCAACAAAGCCAAGGTTCAGGTAGATCTAATTAACATTGAGAAGGATGGCACATTCATTGTGTCTGGAAAGTCTTACGGCAGACCTAGATAATCGTTATCAAGTCGTTACCAAAATGTGCTTGATTAGTCGGACAGTTCTGTCACACTAAGTCTGTACCCAAACAAGGGCTTTGGGGCAGTTAGGAAATACAATGAGCTTTGAGATGCCAATGATTATCTTGCTTTTATTAGCTAATGCTTTGTGGTATTTAGTTGGATGGGCTAAGGGTTTCAACGAAGGTAAGCGCGAGGGTCTAATCGTTGCTAAGTCATTTCAGCGAGTGACAACAGATGCGCGCTAATGAAATCCTACTCACAGCAACAGACACGATCCGTGAGCGTGGGCTATCATACGGTCACCCTGCGGATAACCTGCAACACACAGCAATGCTGCTCAGCGCATACTTACAAACACCGATTCACGACTATCAAGTGGCAGGGATCATGGTCTTGGTTAAACTTGCAAGGACTAATCAGTCAGCGCAACACATCGACAACTGGGTCGACCTATGCAGCTATGGCGCACTCGCAGGACAACTAGCAACGGAGGAAAACGATCTCTATGTTTAATTTAGCCGATTACGAGCCTGTGGAGGTACGACTTGAAAAGTTTATTAAGGACTATCCAGCGTTTCGCATATCAACAGAGCTGGAAGTTGTCGAGGCAAATCGATACATTGTTAAGGCTTATTTATTTAAGGATGCTCAAGATGGCGTTGCGTGGGCAACAGGGTACGCTGAGGAAACGGTTACTAGCCGAGGCGTTAATCAGACTTCAGCACTTGAGAATTGCGAGACTTCAGCAATCGGCAGAGCACTTGCAAATGCAGGTTATGCGCCTAAAGGAAAGAGACCAAGCCGCGAGGAAATGAGCAAGGTCGTAACTCAACGCGCTATCAAGCCAGCAGTTCAAGATCTAGAAGCTGCGATCCGTAAAGCAGATGCAGAGCCAGCAGAGCAAGACTATTGGACTACGCCTGTCAATGAATATAACAAAGTAGTCGATGCGCCGGTCACACTTAATAAAGCAATGGATCTAGTGCAGGACATCCTAGGCACAGGTGAGGCAGTAGAAGCTCCATCATGCGAGCATGGACACATGCAATGGCGTGAGGGTGAAAAGAATGGCAAGGCTTGGGGTGGCTACTTTTGCAACACAGCAATTTCATCAGCTCATAGATGCCCTACCAAGTGGTACAACCTTGGATCAGATGGAAAGTTTCAACCACAGAAGGCGAGAGTGTAATGGGTAACATTGGAATTAAGATCAATGGTGAATGGGTCGATTTAATGTCAGCCTTTGTGCCATGTCAGTTGTGTAATGAGCCAGTCCAGATAAAGAACCTGGTTGATCTATCTCAGGATGCAGTTAATGGCACAGTCTCATGGCAATGCTTGAAATGCAGTACAGTCAATGGCTGAGTTTCCAGAGATTTATAGATCTCCAGTTGATCGCCATGTTTACAGTTTTAGCGGATATGGTGGCGTAGAGAATTGCTCGGAGTGCGATTCATTTACTCAAGTCAATGAGTATGATCGTATCCATGATGGTGCTGTTCTATTCTTCTGTAATAGATGCGAGAATAAACATCATTTATGACCCAGCATAGGAAGCACAGAGGTTTCCGCACAGAGCGAGTTGTCGCACAGTACCTATCGACTGTATGGCAAGGCGCATGTGTGGGAAGGGGTAGTGGCAAGGATATTGTCAATGTACCGTTTGATGTTGAAGTCAAAGCCCGCGCTGGATTTCAACCTCTTGCATACATCAAACAATTAAAAGCTCGCACAGCCGTTTCGGGGGAATTGGGCTTTGGAGTGATTAGACTCAACGGACAAGGTGAAGATGCGCGTGAGTATGCCGCCATCATCCGTTTAGAGGATTTCTTGCCACTACTTGTATTAAAGTACGGTCATCTCGATAACCAACCCACAGAAGCAGACATAGACCGATGCTCTGGATGTGGGTCATACATGATAAGGAAGTGCTTAACTTGCCAACCTACGATTACAAATGCGCACGATGCAATCTTAGTCAAGAGATCAATCATGGATGGCACAGTCGACCAGTAATACTATGCACTTACTGTAATGAACCTATGACTAAATTAATTGCAGCTACTCCAGCAGTATTTAAGGGTAAGGGCTTCTATAGTACGGATAAATAGTTATCCACAGAAGTTATCCACAGGAGGTAATCTTGAAACGAAACACCGCTCTGAGCAGGACTTTTACAAATGAATTTGACATCGATGGTACGCTAACTGGGCAGAGCCTCTCAAAGGCTCACCGCGAGCCCCTTAGGGGCGTAGCTCGCGGGGTGCTAGTAGCTATTGGGATAGCTCTATGCATCATGCCTGATGCAGGTGGATCTAAACCAATGCAATATGTAAGCTATAAAGAGTATGCATTACATTCATTAGGTTATAACTATAAAGAATATAAATGCTTAGAGATCTTATATACCAAGGAATCTAATTGGAGACCTAATGCTAAAAATGGTTCTCATCATGGTATACCTCAAGGACGTAGTGAGTACCTTGCTAGGGTTAATGGATATAAACAGGTAGAGTGGGGTCTTAAGTACATAGGTCATAGATATGGTGAGCCATGCATAGCCTTACAGCATTGGAAGGATAAGGGATGGCATTAGATAAGTTGAACTCTCGTAGGTACAGAGAGCAGCGCGAACGCGTGTTTAAGCGAGATGGTCGCTTCTGTCAGCTGTGTGGTACTGATGAGGGTGAAATGCACATCGATCATGTGATACCACGAAAGTCCGGTGGTGGTCATGAACTTGATAATCTCAGAGTGTTGTGCAAGTCATGTAACCTGCGTAAGGGTGCGCTCAATGATGGGGTTTTTTTAGCACGGACGGCTACCCCCCCTGTCTTTCC